TTATAGTGCCAGCGATAGCTGATCTTCACCGTGGTGACTTCGGGGAAAAGCTTCTTGTGGCACCATCGCGCCGGGCGCTGGCTGAGTCTGATTTAGTGAACCGTCTATTTCCGTCATGCTGGTGAAACAGTACCCGCACAACATATTTTGACACTGGTGATAGCTGCGCCGTACAAGCAAACTCAGCTCAACGCTGGTTCTGGTTTTTGCTATTGCACGGCAGCGAGGACAGCGCATTGCCATACGCGGGCCTCCTTTCAGGACTGGTTAATATCAACGCAAGTATAACGCTTAAGACGTTGAATCGTCACTCTCCGCTGTCCAGTCGTCGATTTTTACTTCCAGTTCCAGCGACGTGGTAAACCCTCCCCCGCCAATATCGTGAACGCACCGCGTTATCGTCCAGTTCCCACTGTCGATCGTGGACTTAAAGCCATAGACGCTGGCGGGCTGTTCCGGGTACAAATCTGCGCGGCCACGCGCCAGGGTGATGCTGAACGTCGCCGCTCCACGCTGCAACTCCCGCCACTTAGCCGCAGCGGCACGCTTCGCCGCCTTTTCCGTCTTGAAGGTTTTACGGATAACAAAAACGTTACCTTCGGCCCCGGCCAGATAATCACCCTCTTTTTTGCTGGATGCAGGCTCTTTCTTTTTGGCCTGGCTGGTTCGCCGCCTGCGGGTTGTTTTCTTCACGGTAGTGGATGGTTTTTTACCAAAGTTGAGATCAAGCCAGTATGCAGTTACGCCCGTGTACGCGTCGCGGTCAGCTACGTTAAAGCGATGTTTATCACCGCTTGACCGGACTATCTCGATCACCGGCAGCGGCTTGCCGCTCTGCGTCACTCCCTTACCTGGCGTGATAAACAGAAGCATACCGTTTTTAATGGTTGCCACCGCGCCCAGCATTTCGGCCATGCGCGTTAAGAAACTGATATCTGATTCACTCGTCTGATCGGCGTGGTCTATCTCAATCTTCGCCAGTTCTTCACTGACACCCGCACGCAGATCGTAGCGGCTGGCAATGCTGGCGACCACATCCCCCACGGTAATATCGTGCCAGCTATATTCCCGCTTCACGTTGAAAGTATCGCGGAAATCTGCGCTTCTGGCACTGATCGTTAGCTGGTCAGGCGGGCCAGCGTGTCCGATCTCGTCAACCGTATACACGCCCTTAAAAACCAATGGATCATTATCCCAGCCCAGCGCCACCGATATCTTTGCGCCGCGTGATGGTAATGCTACCTGCCCGTCTGCATCATCTAGAGTCAGATCCAGCGTGTCCGCTTCAAAGCCCCGGTTATCTGTCAGGGAAAGGGAGAGCAGCCGGTTATCCAGCGCTGTAAGCTGCTTACCTTCAATCTCAATACTGAACGCCGGGCGCGGCGAATATCTGTTTTCTGTCGTGTCCATATCAACCCCTTCATCATGATGGGGTACATCGTCGCCACGCGCGCGCGCATGAACAACGCCCCGTCATTGTTGCAGGTTGCTGACAACCCTTATTCGTCGCATCGGCCTGCCATTGCCGCAATGATATTCGCAGTCATTAAACTGGCGAGGCAAATACATGGCCACTAACTACCATCACGGTGTAACCGTCACGGAAACCACCGACCTAAGCACGATGATCACCGACATTGATTCGGCGGTGATCGGCGTTGTCTGCACCGCTGATGATGCGGACGAAACAGCGTTCCCGCTGGATACACCTGTACTGATCACCCGCGTGGCTAACATGCTGGGCAAGGCAGGTAAAACCGGCACCCTGTTTACCACCCTGAAAGCGATTTCAGACCAGACCAGCCCGCAAACCATTGTGATCCGCGTTGCTGATGCTGCAAATATCGAACCGCCAGAAGGCGGCACAGCACAGACACAGGATCAACTGGTTATTGGCGGCACCGATGCAAACGGACGCTTTACCGGCATGTACGCGCTGCTGTCTGCCGAAATGCGCGTAGGCGTGCGCCCGCGTGTGCTGGCCGTTCCCGGTCTTGATACGGAAGCGGTGGCCGCACAACTCGGCGTCATTGCCGAAAAGCTGCGCGCGTTTGCTTACGTGGCAGCGAACGGCTGCAACACCATCGCCGAAGTGAAGGAATACCGCGAGCAATTCTCCCAGCGTGAAATGATGGTTATCTGGCCTAATTTCATCTGCTACGACACCAACGCCGGGGCTAATGCCACCGTGCCCGTTGGTGCCCATGCAGTTGGGATGCGCGCCAAAATCGACGCAACGCAGGGCTGGCATAAAACCATTTCCAACGTGCCCGTTAATAACGTTCTGGGGATGGATCGGGATATCTATTTCACGTTGCAGGGCACCGATACCGACGCAGACGAACTGAACGCAGCAGGCGTTACCACGCTGATCAAGCAGGACGGCTACCGCATCTGGGGATCGCGCACCTGCGACGCGGAAACGTATATCTTCGAAAGCTATACCCGAACCGCGCAGATCGTTGCGGATACCGTCGCCGAAGCCCATTTCGCCTATGTTGATAAACCGCTTACCCCGTCGCTGGTAAAGGACATTGTGGACGGTATCAATAAGAAGCTGACCTCATACGTGACGGCTGGCAAGCTGCTGGGTGCCCGCTGCTGGTATGACCCGGAACCGAATACCTCGGAAACCCTGCGCAATGGTCAACTGACCATTAAGTACAACTACACCCCTGTTCCACCGCTGGAAAATCTCAGTCTGGTACAGGAGTTCACCGACGAATATTTCGCTACGTTTTCCAGCGCAGTGAATAACTAACCGGGGGCGCTTATGGCACTACCTAAGAAACTTAAATATTTCAATATGTTCTTTGACGGGGATAACTATTTCGGCATGGTTCCAGAAATCACCCCCGCCAAACTCACAAAAAAAACCGAAGATTACCAGGCGGGCGGTATGCCGGGTTCGGTTGCGGTGGATCTGGGCTTCGACGCTGGCGCCCTGGATATGGATATTACGCTGGGCGGTATGGATGCCGGGCTAATGAAAAAATGGGGCGTTACCACTGCGGACGGAATGCAGGTGCGCTTTGCTGGCTCTTACCAGGACGACGCGACCGGCGACGCCGTACCGTGCGAAATCCAGACGCGTGGGCGCTTCACTGAACTGGATCCCGGTTCGGCAAAGGTTGGGGATGATACTTCGCATAAGTACACCCTGAAAAACACCTATTACAAGCTGACCATCAATAGCGAAGAAATTATCGAAATTGATGTGCTCAACATGATCTACAAAGTTGCCGGTGTGGATGTGCTGGAAAAACACCGCGCTAACATCGGCCTATAAGGAAACCCGGCACCATGAGCAAGACCAAAGAAAACACCGTTATTCTTACCGCCCCTATTACGCGCGGTAAGACCAAAATCACCGAAGTGGCGATCACTTCCGTGCTTAAACAGGCTGGATCACTGCGCGGCCTAAAAGCCTATGACGTGCTGACGTCCAACTATGACGCGCTGGTTATTCTGCTGCCCCGCGTTACCGCTCCGGCATTAACCGCCGATGAGATTGCCCGAATGGACACCTGGGATTTTTGCCAGTTAGCCAACGCGGTGGTTGATTTTTTGCAACCCTCTTCGGATCTGACCGCGACGGATACGGGCAACGAATCATCCGATGCCCCTGCGAACGCATAGAAGACCTGATGGCAGATATCGCCGTCATATTCCACTGGCGGCCGGTAGAGATGGACGCCATGACGGTACAGGAAATACTGTTATGGCGTGATCAGGCGGCTGCGCGCAGTGGTGGAGATCACTAAATGGCAGACCGCAATTTAAATATCAGGGTGGCATTCAGCGCCCTGAATAATATGTCCCGCCCTGTCAACGCGGCGCGCCAGAGTGCCGCCGCGTTGGCGTCTCAAATCAATCAGACCAAAACCAGCATTAAAGGGCTTGAGCGTCAGGCAACCAGCTTTGATCGCCTCACCGCAGCTAATAAAAAAACCACTGAACAACTGGCCCAGGCGAAAGAACAGGCCCGGCAAATGGCGGCGGCTTATGGCCCGTTACGCCAGCGCAGCGCCGAACAGGTTGCCGCTCTCAATCAGCAACGTGCAGCTATTCGCCAGTTAACCCAGCAGCAGAAAGGCGAGCAGACGCAGCTTAACCAGTTGCGCGCCAGCTTCTACAGCGAAGGCATTGCGATCAGCAGCGCCAGCCTGGCGACGGAACAGATCAACCAGCGCACCGCGCAATACAACCGCCAGCTTGCCGAACAGCAGCGACGGCTTGACGCTGTTAACCAGGCGCAGGCCCGTTACAGCCGCGCCAAAGAAACCGGCGAAAAGATGATGAGCGGGGGAATGAAAACCGCCGCCGTGGGTGCGGCAACCCTCGCACCTGTCGCCGCTGCGGTGAAATCCTACAGCAGCCTTGAAGACGCGATGAAGGGCGTAGCCAAACAGGTAAATGGCTTGCGTGACGACAGCGGCAACCGTACCCCGCAGTATGAAGAAATGCAGCGGGCGATCATGGATGCCAGCGAAAAGCTGCCAATGGCTAACGGTGCTGTTGACTATGCCGCCCTGGTCGAAGGCGGCGCGCGCATGGGCGTAGCAAACAGCGATGATCCGTGGAAAAAACAAAAAGCCGATCTGCTGGCTTTCGCCAGCATGGCGGCAAAAGCTTCGGTAGCCTTTGAACTGCCCGCCGATCAGCTTTCTGAAAGCCTGGGTAAAATTGCCGGGCTGTATAAAATCCCTACCCAGAATATTGAACAATTGGGCGACGCCATAAACTACCTGGACGATAACGCGAAGTCGAAAGGCTCCGATATTATCGACGTACTCCAGCGCGTTGGCGGGCTTGCCAGCCAACTGGATTACAAGCAAGCCGCCGCGCTGGGTTCCACCTTTCTGACGCTCGGCACCCCTGCCGAAGTTGCCGCCAGCGCCACCAATGCAATGGTGCGCGAACTATCAATCGCTACGGTTCAGGGCAAAAACTTTATGCAGGGTCTGGACGCCCTCGGCCTCAGTGCCGAAAAAGTCCAGAAGAGCATGTCAGTGGACGCGATGGGCACAATCATTTCAGTGCTGGAAGCGTCTAAAAAACTGGCCCCGGATCAGCAGGTAGCCAACCTTACCCAGATTTTCGGCAAAGAGTTCGGCGATGATGCGCAGAAACTTGCGAACAACCTGCCCGAACTACGCCGCCAGATAGAACTGACGCAGGGCGCAGCCGCTAAAGGTTCCATGAATCGGGAATCTGATATCAATAAAGCTTCCCTTTCTGCTCAGTGGCAATTGACCAAAACCGGCGCGGTTAACGCATTCAGTTCAGCAGGGGAAACGCTCCGCGATCCGCTGATGGATATCATGCTTACCGTCAGTAAGGTGGTTGGCAGCGTCCGCCGCTGGGTTGAGGCAAACCCGGCGCTGGTTGGCTCAATAATGAAAGTCACCGCAGCCATAGGCGCGTTACTGGTTGTCGTAGGTGGTCTGATGCTGTCCATCGGCGCAGTGCTGGGCCCGATGGCACTTGTTCGCCTCAGCTTCACCACGCTGGCAGGGGAAGGAGGAATAGCGCGGCTGACTGGCGGAGTAATGCGCCTGGGTGGTGCGTTCCAGTGGCTTGCCGGTTCGCCTATGCAGGCATTATTAAGCGCCGGTCGCATGGTATTCGGCCCGCTTATCACGCTACTGGCTGGCATTTCTGCGCCCGTCTGGGGGTTGATCGCGCTCTTTGCTGCGGCAGCAGTGGCCGTCATTAAATTCTGGCAACCGATTAAGGCATTTTTCAGCGGGTTCTTTACCGGCCTGATGGCTGGCCTTCAACCAATCACGCAGGCATTTAACGCCGTATTTGCACCACTGGCCCCGATTTTTGACAGCATCGGGAACGCGATCAGCGGGGTCTGGGAGTGGTTTACCAAACTGCTGGAACCGATCCAGTTTTCCAGTGAAGCGCTGGCATCCTGCACCAGTGTAGGGGAAACATTCGGCAAGATGGTAGGGGGTGCAATCAGCGCGCTGACGCTTCCCATTCAGGCCGTAGCCAAAGGGCTGGGCTGGATTCTGGAAAAGCTGGGCGCCATTCCCGACGCAGCGAAAGCAGCGCAGCAGGTTGCGCAGCAAATGACGCCGGAAGCGGTCAACAATCTGGCAGACCGGGTTAACGCCTTTTCCGGTGACGTGCAGGCAGTCGCGAAGGAAAGTAAAAAAGCCGAAGAGAAAAAGAAAACCGATGAGCAGAAAAAACAGGACAACCTGATTAACTCGCTCAAAGGCCCGGCCAACATCGTGCCGAAGATGAACAGTAGCCTGGACAAGATCGCCACCCATACCACGGAGAAGAAAGACGGGCCCGGCGAAATCGTCTTCAAGAATAAGCAACCCTATATCCCGATCCGTGGCGGATATTCGGAACCGCTTAAGCAGGCGCAGCGCCAGTTACCATCCCTTACCGATTGGGTGACGCAGCAGGCCGGATCGCTGATCTCTTCTGTTACGCCGTGGCAGGTTGAGAAGCCCGCCGCACGGGAGCCCGTTTCGGCGTCGCCGTCTGCGGCTTCCGTCGCTGCGCTCATGCCTGCGCCGGGTGGCGATGTGTATAACCTTAACTTTGACTTTAGCGGCCAGAAACTGGACGAAGAAACCATTATCAGGCGGGTGCGCGAAGAACTGGCGTTAGCAAAGCAGCAGGCCGACCGGCGCAAGCGCTCCCAACTGACCGATCACGTCTAAGGGCAATATCATGATGATGATTCTGGGGATGTTCCCCTTTTCACTGCAAACCACGCCTTACCAGAGTGCGAATAAAACCAATTCCTGGCGGCACGTCAAAAACGATCGCGTGGGGAAATCCCCGCGCTATCAGTTCATCGGCGCAGATGAAGAACCGTTCGTACTCAGCGGCACGCTGTACCCCGAAATAAGCGGCGGTGATGTGTCGCTTGTCATGCTGGAAACTATGGCCTTTTCCGGGCGCCCGTGGCCCCTGATAGAAGGCACGGGCAGGATCTACGGCATGTATATAATTGAGCAGATCACACAAAACCGGATGGAGTTTTTTAAGGACGGGAAGGCAAAGAAAATTGATTTTACGCTCAACCTGAAGCGGGTAAGCGAGGACATACGGGAAAAACTGGCCGAAACGACCACTGACGATCTCTTCTCTCTTGTGAAAACTAACCTTTCGATATAAGAAAAGCGGGCCTTTGCCCGCTTTGTCTTCCTAAACACACCGTCATAACTGACCGTGCTACAGCACCGTTAAAAACGACTGTACTCGATACGCATGGCCAGCACGGTTAGAACCGGCCATGCGTGCCGGAACCCTCACTTTTTGCTGCTGGAAATTTTTTTATAAAGCGTCGATATCCCAACATCATAAATTATTGCAAATCGGTCAGGCTGGTTTTTCCGGCCAGTCAGGATTTGATGTATCCACCCGGTTTACCAACACCCTGTATTTTTTCCACTCGTCGAGTTGCGCTTTCTCATCATCTGTTGCGATTCCAAGATCAACAGCATCCTGTAACGGCGCGATTTTCTCCGCTGCTGTTTGCAAAAGACGGCTTTTGGTTCCTTCAGTTTCACGAAGTCTGGCCGTTGTTTCAGCCGCTTCGTCTTTTACCCACGTCTTACCATCCCATTTCTGGTATTCACCGCCTGGTGAAACTGATGTGACATTTTCAGGTAGTGGGCCGGGGTCGGAGATATACATCTGATTACCAGTTGTTGTGTCGTAAACCGTCTCGCCACGATGGTCTTCTTTCAGACTCCACGTTTCGGTTTCAGCGTCAAATACCGCAATATGACTGGCGGGAATATCAGGGGGCGCAATATCCGTACAGTTTGCCGGTAATCCGGTGTGTGGCGGGATATATGCATCACCTGCACCAATAAATTCGTTTGTATCTGAACGCAGATTATAAATTTTAATTGTCTGCGCTTTGCTGCTCATTTTAAAAGTCATTATGCCAGCCTCACTATGTAGTTAAATGCAATGTTTCTAACTGTGGTTTCCGCATTACCGTCTGCGTCCACCGTGACAGCGTGTCCATGTGGGCCGATATATACGGTATGGTCGTGCGGACCAATCCAGGTGGTATGTGCGTGGTCACCATTCCAGCTCGTCAACTGGTTATTTCCGTCACGCTGAACACGAATTTTTCCGCCGATTGAGTCACCACCATATTGGCCACCCGCCGAATGGTTGTGACCGCCTGTTGTGTCAGATGATTTATTGCCGTAATCAAATGACGATGTGGCCTTCGTTCCCAGATCGGTATCCAGCGCCCGCGCGCCGTGGCTGTGCGATTTGTTGCCGTCCAGCTCCTGTGACAACACTGCGCGACCACTTGCAGGTTTCCCCTTGATTGTCCAGCCTCGCATGTCAGGGATAACGCCAGACGGATACGCTATAGCCAGTAACGGGTAAGCAGATTTATCAAACGTTTGCCCCTGCATCATGGCGTAACCAGCAGGGATGGTGTCAGACGGCCACGCAATAGCCGCGCCGACAGGATTCAAATCTGGGGGTACTGGAGGTGGATTCAGGGAGGTATAGAGCATCGCCCATTCTGACCACTCAGCGTCAGGGGTATCCCGATGGCTGCGAATATATGCAGGCGCAGGAGCACCGTTAACCCCGCTCCAGCCAATGAGGATTTCCCCGTCACCGGTTCCGGTCAGACGCAAAATATTTCCGTATTCCGTTGGATAGCCGTTGTTGTAGACCTCGCCCATGATGAGGCCGTTATCGCCGCCTCTTGTCGTGCCAGTCAGTGCCGGAAGCGCACCACGTGATACCAGTCTGTTCGCTGCGACAGCCGTACCTGATGCAGGAAGCGCTCCGATATTTTGTACAAACAGCGACCTATTCGGGATGTCTGCACCGTTCTGGTCTTTCTGCATTGCGCCAGTGATGCGGCTGTCGTCACCTGCGGCCACGGTATCGGCGGTTGTACCTGTATTTTTAGTCGAACTGTCACCCAATCTCAGGTTCTGGCGTGCCAGTGCTGGATTAGGTAAATCGCCAAGGTTGCGATCTTTAGCCAGCCTTGCACTCGCATTATCCATTGCAATTTTTACGGCTTTTGGGGTTGCAGCTTGTGACTCTCTTTCGTCCGCCACACTACTGTTTAGCTGTACGAACCCCTTTTCTGCTGTGGTTGCATCAGGATGGTTACGCGATTGTTCGTGAGTAAGTATCAGTCCGTCAGTATAACTCTTCTCCTCAATAATTTTATTATCAACGTACTGACGGGTTGCCAGCACTACCGAAGGGTCAATTTTCAGCGTCACGGCGGCGGTACTGCTGACAATCAGAATCATGCGCACCACCTGCACGCGCCCGCTTCCCTCCTGTAACTGCGGCTTATAGGTTTCCGCACAGTTGGCTACGGCAATCATATCGCCGTCTTTATCGAATAAGCCGATTTCACGGATCCACCACCCGCCCACGTCTTCGGGGATCACCTGTTCGGCAATAATCTGGTTGGCGTTGTTCGGATCAATGCTCAGGGTATTGAGTGGCGCGCGGCGCAACTCATGAACCAGTGCTGTTTGTGCCGGGTTCGGCGTCGGCAATGCGCCGTTACCATCGCCTACAGCCATCTGGGTGATCTCAACCTGCGCACCCAATGCCGTGGCATTTGCCAGTTTCGCCGCGCCCACATTGGTTAGCACGGCATAATATTTAGTCGCCACTTGCGATCTCCACGGTGTCAATTAAATGGATTGCCGCCCCGGTGTAATCATCACCGCCCACGGCTATGGTTTCATGGAAATACGGGTACACGGTCAACGTATCGCCGGAATAACTGCCCGCGCCGATATACAGATCGCCGGTTGTTTGCAGGTGAAGAGACATTCCCAGCATATGACGGCTGCACGGCTTCACATCGGCGATCAGGCGTTCAAGCTCTTGATAGGTTTCTTCACTAATGCCCTGGTCTTCCACGCCAATATCCAGCGTGAAGGTGCCCGGTGCGGTATCAATGTTCCACCACTCGTTAACCCGGATGAAGAAGCCGAACGGCTCCACAACCCGGCGCATGGCACCCGTTGTACCTTTGTACTTATGCAGATAGAACGCATCGGCCACAGCCTTTCGTTTCGTGCTGATCGGCCAGGCCTCATCCAGCGATCAACGGAGAAGGCCCACGCCAGATAGGGCAGCAGCTCGGCCCGACACGTCCACGGGTTCCACAACTGACGCAATGGCACGGGCACTTCCCCCAACGACGCGCAGACGCGCGCGGCGACTCGCTCCATTCGGCTGGCGCTGGGTGGTAACAGGTCATTACTCATCGTAACCACCCACCGTTATGGTGTATTCGGTGCAGTGCGATGCCTGGTAGTCACTCAGCACGATATCCGCAACAGGCTGCGCCAGTTCAACGCGCTGGACGCCTTCAACGTGCAAGGCGGCGTAGATAGCAGAAAGACGGATATCGCGCCCTAAGCGATTCTGCGCGGCAATATACGCCTGTAACTGCTGTTCCGATGCCTGCCGGACGGGTTCGGCTTCCGGCCCAGGGTAGATGTAAAGCGTCGCATCAATCTGATACGACACGATCTCCGCAGACTGTACCGTTACCCTGTCAGCCACCGGGCGCACCTCTTCATCGTTCAGGGCGGCAGCGACCACGGAAAGCAGATCATCGCTGGCCGTTCCGTCACCCTCGCGCGACAGTACCGAAATGGTGACGCAGGCAGGCGTAGGACTGACCGCCGAAATATCGGCTACGCGCCCGTCAGCCGAACGACCCCAAAACTCATATGCATCCGTTGGCCCGGCCACGCTCAGACCTTCAAAAGCCTGCTGGGTACGCGTGCGTAAATCCGCGTCTGACTCCATCACGGCTTCAATTGGCGGGGTAACGCTGTCGTCTTCTTCCTGAATGGTCAGACGTTCAACGTTGAAATTGATCGCCAGATTATCCAAATCGCTATCCGTGGAATAAGCCAGCATCACCGCGCGGGCTGCTTCATTCACCCGCTGGCGCAACAGCAATTCGCGATAGCAATTCTCTTCCAACAGCATGGTGATCGGCTCCGATTCAAGCTCAAGCGTGCGGGCGATCTCTTCCTGTTCGTCTTCCGGGTACATCGCAATAAACGCGGCCTTGCGCTGCGCGAAAAGCGTTTCGAAGTCCAGCGGTTCAACCACCACGGGCGGCGGTAGCTGCGATAAATCGATCGTGCCGCTCATGCCTGGCCCCTCAATGTAATATCGGCGTTAAATGGCGTCTGATTGTCGGTGCGGTTGGCCTGGATAGTGGCAACCAGCCGACCGGCACCCGGCGCGCTCAGGGTGATACTGGTCAGAGAGATCCGCGGTTCCCATAAATACAGGGCGCTGTAGATGGCAGACATAACGCGCAGCTTCGTTATGGCGTTATCGACCGGCTGATCTATCAGGTTGAAAAGCTGCGAACCGTAAGCGCGGCGCATTACACGGGAACCGATCGGCGTTAACAGAATATCGCCGATAGACTGCGCTATATGCTCGTTGTCGGTGATGGCATGGCCTGAACTGGCATTCATGCCGCTGTAACGGACTGTACTCATACCGGGCCACCTGTATTACTACCACCGGACTGAACGCCACTATGTTTGTGCGAATGGACAACGACACCATTAGACGAAAGCGATCCGCCTGAATGGGTAATATTGCCCTTCATTTCCCCGCCGTTTTGTACTTCCAGCGTGGCGGTGATCAGCTTGTTGGTGCAGACCACTTCCGGCGTGTCCATGGTAACGCGCGTATCTGCCTTGACCGTTACCACCGGCACGGTGGCGGTAATGGATTCCGACGCGGTGACGCTTGCCGTTTTCACCCCGCTGACAACCAGCGCGCTGGCCTCCGGGTCATATGAGATACGGGCGCCATCCGGGTGCAAGATCACGCAGGTGGTAGCGCCAGCATCTGGCGGCGGTGCGGCGTCGCTGTAAAGGCTTCCGGCAATGAATGCCGTTTCCATCTCACCGCATGGGCACAAAATATAAACCTGTTCGCCCACTGTCGGCGCCCACCACGTCACGGCTTCACCGGCGCGCGGCACTGCCCAGCGGATCCAGTCGGTTTTGTTCTCGCCTGTTTCGACGCGCGCAAGGTACTTTTCCGTATCCACTTCCAGCACGGTGCCAATGCGGGCGAGATTGCAGATAAGGCGATAGAGTTCGTTTAAATTCATAGTGCTGACTGTTCCCGTGGTGCCGGTTACGCTGTCCGGCGTCGCTTCCACCCGGTAGCAGGCTTTACGACCGTTTCGGCTTTTGGGTTATGCAGTCAGTATCAGGAGTCGTGCGCGCGCAAACAACGCGGCGCCATTGTGGCGGGTTGGTGACAATCAAATCTCTTGCATGAAGGCGACAATAGTATCGGCCAGCCAGTCTAAATCCCCTCGGTCATGCCCAGGAGTTCACGCACCGGATAGCGCGCACGGGCACCCGGCACCACGTTATCAACTTCACCGTACTGGTGAACGCTGGCGATTTCGGCGGTATGCCCCTGAAAGCCAACCACTGCCATGCCGCCCGTACCGTAAGCCTTAAGAAAGCGTGCGGTGCGCAGTTTGCGGAACATCGGATCCTTTCTGGTGCGGTTCTGCCTGGACTGCTTGAGATTGATTTCAATATAGCGCTGGATATCGCGCTTATAGAACGTGCGCAGGGCACCGCGATCAACGTCATAGCCGGTGATTGCGCGGTGCTCACCCTGCCGTGGTTCGCCAGTTGCGTAACTCCCTGGCTTCATCATTCCATATGAACTTTATCCCGCCCTGGGTGCGAAGGATTTTGCGGCGGCGGGCCTGATAGCTTTCGCCGCTGGGGTTCTTCTGGCTGGCGATACGCTTTTGCTGACGCTTACGCAGCCCGATCGCAACGTCGCGCGTCAGCTTGCGACGGTGCCCCGGCGAAAGCTGCGCGGCCACACTGGCTAGCCAGTCGTCTAACTGCTGGAAGAGGGGATCGGTTTGTTGTCCTGCCATGTTTCGCCGCTAACCTCATCAACAAATACCAGTGACCACGCGCCAATTTCTGGCCCCGGTGCAGGGTCAGCACGGTGACGGGTGACGATCTCGCCATCTTCACGGGTGACGATCACTGCTTCATCAGCCTGAATCTGGATCAGCACGTCCATCGTGCTGTTACTCAGGATATCGGCTTCGAATGTTATGCCGTTCTGCTGCCTGTCCGGGTTAAACAACAGATCAGGCTGATATAAGCGCGCCCATGCCAGCACTGGCACGCTGATAGTATCCAGCGATTCAGGGTAATCCATCACCAGCACTTCCAGCGTATAGCGATACTCAAACGCAGCAGCACGCTGGCCGGTGCTGACCATACGGCCTTTACGCAGGTAAACCGCCAGATTATCGGGATTCTCGCGCAGCCAGGGCACATGCTGGCTTATCATCTGGCGCAGCAAATCGGGTTTAAGCATTACTTATCCCTCCCTGACTTAACCGCATCATATGCAGCCTCACAGGCTAATCCTCTGGCTCTTGCTTCATCAGCATCTTTTGCCAGTTGCCCCGCTCGATCGTCAGCGCGGCGGAACAGGTCGGCGAGCAGTACGGCGCCGCTGGTTTCTGCCTCGCTTCTGCCGGGAGTTCCGGCACCGCAGGCGCGTTCACGGTCTGCCAGTTGCCTGGCAAGTTTGTCGGCCCTGTCGTGCAGCCCACGAGAAGCAGCACGGGCACGATCGGCATCAGCCTGCACGCCAGCAAGCTGCTGGCTAGCTTGTTTTCTGATCGCATCAATTTCACCTTGTCGGCGTTGTTCTTCTGCCCTGGCCTCAGCCTGCCTTTGCGCCTGCGCGGCGGCGTCGCGTGCATCACGTTGCGCCCACTCTTCACGCCAGTGCTGATCGGCATCACCATAACCGGCGCTGTAACGCCAGTGGCTAAACCCCAAACAGCAGCAGCGGCCAGCACAAGACAAACGATCACTTTCCAGCGTGACAACCCCATCTCTAAACCTCTCGCCAGCTCGCACTGTCATTACCGGACGTGCTGGAGCACTGTCAAAAATGACCGCGCTCGGTACGCACGGCCAGCACAGTTAAAAATGTCAGGCCAGAAATAACGTGCGCTCGGCTTCCCGACGCTTAACCAGCCCCGGCAACACCTTGCCGCCTGCTTTATTCCATTTTGGAAACTCAGCCGCAGCCCGGCGTAATCGCCAGCATTCAGCTTTTTCAGCAGAGTGGAACCTTCCAGCGCCTTTACGCCCAGGTTGTAGGCAAAATCAACCAGCGCATCGAACTGATTTTGATTAATGGTGACTTTAACCAGCCCTGTAACGCCTTTTTCATACTGCACCAGACCGCTACGCAACAGGCTATCGGCAGTTTCCTGCGTAATGGTCATGCCCTTGCCAACCGGCACGCCGTTAACGGGTTGAGTCCATCCATAACCGATCGTCCAGACGCCTACAGAATCCTGATAAGCGGCCAGCCTGCACCCTTCAAAGCCTTTCAGCATGTTGATGCCGTTATTGCTCATCTCCACCTTTCATCCTCCGATTCGGTTTTCGATAAACCCGGTAACTTTGTTGCGGACTTTATCCGCGCCCATAAATCCGATTGAGGCGCCCACGAATGTGACTGCGTTGGACGGAAGCCCCAGATATTCCAGCGAACCGGCCACAGCAGCGTGACAATCCCACATACCAGCGATCCGGTGGCGGTTTTAAGCAAAGACTGCCCATCGTAGAGGCTCATTAGCGCCGAAATACTCAGCGCCGCACCAGCCGCAAACAGTGTCGGCAGATAAGTAGCGATCCATTTCATTGTTTGTTCGAGTAATCCCGGTGGTGTGTCGTGCATACCCTCCCCCTTAATCCCATAGCTGCACGGTTTCCCGCTGGGCTGGCGGCTGGATCTCTGGCAGGTAGACAATCTGCCCGGCCTGCAACTCAGTGCGGCGGAAATGCCCTTATTGGCATCGATCACCGCCTCGGTAACGCCTGCTGTTCTGCCGTAATAGCGCCAGCAAAGCAGGTCGATCGTGTCGTTTTGCTGCGCCTGAACGTTCATTACACCAACTCCGCAGACCCCGGCTTTCGTCCTGGATATCACGGATTGACCAGCGCACATCCCGCCACAGCGTATCAATCTGCGTGCTCAATGCCGCCGCGTGGTCTTCGCCTTTACTGGTGGTGTCAATATCGCGGTAGCCTTCAATCAACAGCGCCTTAGTGAGTGAATACACGGCGTTTTTATAGCGCCATACCTTCACGGAAGTGCCATTCACCGGACTGGCCGGGATTTCTGCCAATGACTCATAGCCCACATCAATCTGCACCTGGCGCCACAGGAAAAGCTGATCATTAACATGGGCCACCGCTTCCACCGTTCGCGACATCAGGCGATCGGTTGTCACCTGCCATCAAGACGCATCGCGCGGCGTAGTTCAGCCAGCGAAATGACGGCCAGAATGGCAGGCTTTCAACCTTCGCGCCGCCATCATCAGCACTGGATCGGATGGTGGCCGTACTGGCTCAGTGGCTACCAGACTCATGATCTCTACTCCGTATAAGTCAGGCGGTGACGGCAGGACGAAGACGCGGCGTTGCCTGTTTTCGCCTGCCGTGCCGCCTGGGTGCGCGGGGGCACGTTCGGTTATGACGCCGCCTTCTGGCGGGCTGTCGTGGTTCTTTTCTTCGCTGCCGGCTTGCTTTTAGCGGCGGGCTTTTGGTTTCCCGCTTCGCTTTTGGCTGGGCTAGCGGCGTTGCCGTCTGGGTTTCGGTGCTGTTTGCTTCTGGCTTGCCGTCTGCGCCGTCACCGTCAGCAGGTTGCCCGGACTTCTTAAGCGCACGTTGCAGAAGCTCAATATACGGGTTACGCCTGCTTTTTTCGGGTTCAACACTGCCGCCTGGCGCAGGTATTCAACCGCAGCGGTAAGCGATTCAACGTTGTCAGTCAGGCGCAGCGTATACCCCAGCGCCTTAAGCAGCTTTGAGCGCACCTCATCCGGCATATCTTCGTTCAGGGTTAAGCCCCGTAACGCTTCCAGCAGGTCAGCGGCGACCGGCGCAACAGCTGGGTTAGCTTTGAATGCAGCAGGACGGGATCGCAAATTTCTTCCACCAGTACGGTGGCAGTGGTGCGGCGATACTGATCCGGCATCGGCAACTTATGGCGCAAGACATACTGACCAATGCGCAGGGCTTCGGCGATGTTTCCGCAGTCACAGCACCAGATCATGACGGTGGTTAACACGTCGTCAGACTGGCCGGAATCTGCCGTAAGTACGCCTTCGATCCACGGCTGGTAGTCCGGCAGCAGTTCGCGTTTTAAATCCGCTTTAGCCTTCTGGGACTGGACACGGCTTAAACGGGCTTTATCCAGTCGCAGGCGGTGAAGCATGGTTTCGTAGGCCGTCATTTCAAGCTGCGACGGCTCACGGCTGGCGTGGCGGCGTTCAGCCATCACGCGGTTAAAATGTTGTTGAGCAGGTGTCAACATGATGCCCCAAAGCCGGCCAGCAGTTAGCTGGCCTGCGCTGATTTATGGTGCCGGTGCTGGTTCGGGCGGTAATACCTTCGATCAGACAGCCGAAGCCGTAATCTTCAACAACATAGGCATCATTTGACGAACTGTAGGTAGAGACGCGGTTATATTCCGGCTCTTCCACAATGCGGCGGCGGTGCGCACCTTCCTGCCAGTAAATCGACAGGTTTTTCCCACGAAGTGATAAACATGCTGCCATCAGGGAAGAAAGGCGCGATAAACGAAGGCAGGTTGCCGATCGTCTTACGCGACGCGATCAACTGACCGGCCAGCGCTTCGGAGTTCGGGTTATTGGTGCTTACGGCATTGATGATCGGGAACGAACGGCTAACCGTCAGGTTGCGACCAGTGATCACCACCAGATTGGGCGAATCTTTGTTACCATTCGTCCATCAGTGAGTTAACCGCGTCATAAACCAGCGAGTCGTAGTTACCGTAATCACCTTTGGCGATCACCTGGTTGGAATCGTCGCGGCTGGTCACGGTGATATCTTTCATGACACGTTGCGGCGCGTTTGCGCGGTACTGTTGCAGCCAGCCGATACCACATCCTGCAAAAGCGGGTTGGCGTTGCGGTCGGACTTATCCGCGTAGCTGGTTCCGTTAAAGCCGATCATGATGCGATCAAGCGCGATACGCTGGATGATCTGATTGCTCAGTCGCTGCTGGAAATCCGGAATTTAGCCCAGGCATCAAGCTGCGCATAAGAGGCGAAAGTATCCGCGTTCACCTTATTACAGGTGTATTTGTTCGAATCCAGCGCCGTGACGGAAACAGGCTGGCGGCGATCGGTGGTGGAATTGTTGGTGCTGGAGATCGGCCCGCTCACACCCAGACCGATTTTTTCACCAGACTGATCGTTAACGCCGTAGATATTAATCTTCTTCAACATTTCGGAAGACTGCTGCACCTTGTCTTCAAGCGTCTGCTCAACGCTCGGATCAATGCTGAACGCCTTTGTTACGTGGGATTTGTTGATGTGATTGAGTTCGGCCTGTCGCTCAAGATACGCATCAAACAATTCACGGGTAGAATTACGCATAGTTATTTTTCCTGTACTGTTCCTTCGTTACTGACGGCGATCAGCAGTCAGCAAGCTGGGCGTTAGATTTTTCAGTTGCGCCGGTCGCTTCCGGGCGGCGGTATTTGCTGGCGTCCTGGGTAGAAAGCTGCGCTTTCATCTCGTCGAACTCTGAGCGCAACTTCTCCACCGCTTCGGCGGTCTGCTTGTTCTTAAGCTGCCCTGCGCTCAGTTTTTCCATCTTGTCCAGCAATTCACCCTGGCTTTCCGCTACCAGTTCAACCGCCTGGCGGATATCGCCATTTTCACGATCGAAGTGCTGGCGGGTTCCGGTCAGCATTTCCTTGATACGGGAAAAGAAATTCTTCCCGGTGTCGGACGCTGGCGGCTCTTCCTGTGCAAATTCAAGTGACGATTCCAGGGTTTCAGTGAAGAAGCATTCAGGTGCGTAGTGACGCGCGGCCAATGGGTTGGCGCTGGCGTTCTGGGTGCAAAACTTCATCATTTCGGTGCCCAGGCTCGCCGGGTTATCAGTACAGGCCAGCCCCATAAGGTAGGCTTTGCCGGTGTCTGCAAAGGACGGATGCACCTCAACGCTATGGTAGATTTTCTGGCGTTTCTTCTTCAGTTCGACCAGTTCATCCGTGGCGTCCACCTTCACCAGAAGCGCCAGCTTGCCCTTTAACGGGCCTTCGGCAATCTCTTCGGTTTTAGTCTCGACCACATCACCATACGCGCGGAAATCGCTTGTCGGCGACCAGCCTAAAATGTGCTCCAGATTGACGCGGGCGCCATAGACCTGGGGATCGTACTGTTCGGCCATTTCGGTGATGTGCTGACGTTCCAGCACGCGGCCATCACAGGTTGCGCCTCTACTGCGGCGCGGAAAAAATTTGTCATTGGCATGGTGACAAAGCTCCGGGTTGGTAAGCGATTGATATTAACCAGTGCCCCAATCATTCCCTTTGCAGCCGGAAGGCGCAAAGCCTTCACTTTGTCGGACTCAGGCGACAACCAGCGGCGATATTGTTGCGCGCGCGAGCGCGATAGCCTGTTGCCATGAATACAGCCGAAGACCTCAGCACAAAAGCCAAAAGCCTCTACTGGCAGGCGTTTAGCATCACTCAGATTTCTAAGGAAATCGGGGTGAGCATTAACACGATCTACAGTTGGCGCCGCCGCTATGAATGGGATAAAGCCACCCCCATGCAGCGGGTGCAGGATCGCACGCACGTTCGTTACCTGCGCCTGGTGGAAAAGGACGACAAAACCCCGAAGGACTTCAAAGAAATTGACCTGCTGGCGCGCCAGCTTGACCGCTTTGAACGGCATGAGCGACGCGACCAGGAGAAAGAAAAGAAGGCGAAGACCCCGAAAAACCATTTCACCGAAGAACAGATAACCCAGCTTCGCGCCCTGGTCTTTGATTCGCTATACGAGCATCAAAAACGCTGGTTCAAACAGTGGAACCGGCGTAACCGCTTTATCCTCAAATCGCGCCAGATTGGTGCCACCTGGTACTTTGCCCGCGAAGCGCTGTTGCGTGCGCTGGAAACCGGAATAACCAGATATTCCTGTCAGCCAGCGCGCCCAGGCGTTCCAGTTCAAGCGGTTCATTCAGAAGCTGGCAAGGGAAATAGGAGTAGAACTTAAGGGCGGCGATGCGATTGAGTTAAGCAACGGTGCGATCCTGTACTTTCTCGGCACCTCCGCCGCGACGGCCCAGAGTTATACGGCGATCTATACCTGGATGAAGCCTTCTGGATCAGCAACTTCATCAACCTGCGCAAAGTCGCCGCAGGCATGGCGACGCAGAAAGGGCTACGCCGCACCTACTTTTCAACGCCATCCAGTGAAGAGCATGAAGCCTATCCCTTCTGGACTGGCGATCAGTTCAATAAACACCGTCCCCGTGCCGATCGGGTGGATATCGACACCAGTTATAAGGCACTGAAAAACGGCAAGCTATGCGGGGATAACATCTGGCGCCAGATAGTCACGCTGGAAGACGCCGTGAAGCTCGGCTTCGATCTGGTTGATACCGATGAAATCCGTAACGAAAACTCCCCCGACGAATACGCCAACCTGTACGGCTGCACGTTCGTTAAAGCCGGGGAACGCGCCTTCGACTACAACGCAATTTTGGGCTGCGGCGTTGATGGCTACATGCCGGACGCGTGGCCGGACTGGAACCCGTTTGCACCCCGCCCGCTGGGTAATCGCCCTGTCTGGGTTAGCTATGACCCCAACGGCAGCAGCGGTAAAGGCGACAGCGCCGGGCTGGTTGTGCTGGCCCCGCCAGCCGTGCCGGGTGGTAAGTTCCGCGCGGTAGAGCGCCACCAGTTACGCGGTATGGAGTACGAAGAGCAGGCCAAATTTATTAAAGAGATCACCACCCGCTACAACGTGCAGCACATTGCTATCGACGGCACGGGGATCGGCGATGCGGTTTATCAACTGGTGATCAAGTTCTTCCCGCAGGCGGTTAAATACAACTATTCACCGTTCTTAAGCGGTCGATGGTGCTCAAAATGTTGATGGTCATTCGTGCCGGGCGCTTTGAGTTCGACGCCGGAATGATGGATCTCGCACAGTCGTTTATGACCGTGCGTAAAGTCACCGCTGGCGGCGTTATTACCTACCAGTCCGATCGCGCCCGTGGCAGCAATCACGGCGATCTGGCATGGGCAACTATGCAGGGCATTTACAACGAACCGATCGGCGCGGAAGTGACCGGCGATAACGGCAGTTTTGTGGAGGAGTTTTAA